ATCCAGCCCTGAACCTGATCGGCGCGCCATTTCAGCGGGCGTTTCCAATGCGGCATCGGCAGCGGAAAACCGTGGGTATCTTCCAGATCGCTGCGAATGCGCAAGAATTGTTCGGGCGTCTGGTCCAGCAGGTCAGCCACCAGTGCGGTGTCGATGAAGGTGCGATGCTGCATCACAGGTGCCCCCGGTTGCGCGCATCCTGGACATAGCCGAAGCGGTCCATCGATGCGGTAAATTCGGTCTGCTGTTCTTCGCAGGCGCGTTCCTTTTGCGCGCCGCGATGGGCTGCGGCCCAGACCACAAGGGCCATGCCGCCGATCATCAGGCCCAGTGCGATTGTGGTGGGAAGGTCGATCCAATCCATGCTCTGCCTCATTTTCTTGTTGCTTGCCGCCCGTGGCGCCTGCCGGGCGGCGGTGGGTGATGACGGGGCTGGTTTGCTTAAGCCCGAGCAGCCGGGCTGACAGCAGGCCACGGGCGCCCCCCGCCCAGTGTTCAGGCGGCGCTGGCGTGCGATGTCTGCCGCGCGATGGTCAGCCATGTGCGCAGCTCGGCCAGTTCGGCGGGCACTTCGGCCAAAAGCGAATAGTCGGGCAGCGATATCTGACTGATATGGCGTGACATGTCGTCGATCAGGCGCTGAGCCCGGCATATGGTGCGTTCAATCGTGTCGAGGCGTTCGGTCAGGTTCAGCCCGGCGGCGATGCGGCCCGCGATCATGTCGCGGTCATCGAAGTGGCGTTCGATCGTGGCAAGGCAGAAGCCAAGCGCCATGCTGCGGCTGCCATCAGGCTGCAAGGTTTCACGCGCGCCGTGCCAGACCTGGCCAAAGCGGGCGGTAAAGGGCTGAACGCCGGTCATGCGCCGACCCCCGGAAACATCACCAGATTGTCGGGGCAGGCCACGTCGCGGATCAGCGCCATGCGGCGGCGCCATTGCAGGCATTCTTCCATGATGGGCGCGGCGACGAGCAAGAACAGGGTGCCGTCATCCTCGGTCAGGCGGCCGTCCTGGGCGGCGCGGGCCACGTCGATGGCGCGTTCCAGAAGCTTGTCGGTGATCGGGCCGGCAAAGGCCGGGGTGACGAGTTCGTGGGCGTGGGCAGTGAGGGCCATGGGATACTCCTGTGCATAACCTCTGCACAAGAGTTAGGAGTGACCACCCGTCACTGTCAACTGAAAATTTCTGTTGCGATCCTGATATTGCGCCGTTACATCTAGCGCCATGAGTGACCACCTGACACCAGTCCAAGTATGCGAACGAATGATCGGCCCCTTGCCGGTGCTGGAAGGCATTGTCGGCTACAAGCCCAAGGCGGGCTATGGCTGGCTGCGATCATCCGGGGGGCGCGATCCCGGTGATTTTCCCTCGGTTCGCCTGATGCGCCGTCTGCTGACCCATGCCGGGCGGCACCATATCCCGCTGACCGCCGATCACCTGATCTGGGGCGCGGACGCTGCCGAGATCGAGGCGCTGGTGGCCAACCGGGCGCTGAACCCGGCCGAGATTGCCGACCGCTTGCGACAGGAGGCGGCGGAATGACCGAACGGGCCTGCATATCATCTGCCGTGCAGGTTCGCGGTTGCGGCCCCCGGTCATGGGCGGCCGCACCTGACGTGGCGGGGCGTGTCCTGCTGCCCCGCCACGTCCTTTTGAACAGAATTGCCGCCGTGGACGGGCAGTGCGCGGGCGGCAATGGCAGACGGGCAGAGGTGCGACCCCCATTGCGCCCGCCCGTCGGCCTCAACCCTTTCCGGGCGGTGGTGGCATGACGAACATTCTTGTTGGCCTGTCTGCGCAATCGGTCGCCATGCAGGCGATGATCAACGATCTGGACCATCACAGCGTCGATGACCTGCGCCAGCGGGCCGAGGAATTGCTGGACCGCGACGATCCGCTTTACCGGGCCATCACGGGCTTTGCCACCCAGTATCAACTGGCGTCCGGTGATCCGGGCGAGCTGGCGATGCAGGGCCGGATCCTGCGCGATGCGGTTCTGGCCCATGCGGGCGGTGATGTTCAGCGGCGCGAGCGGAGGGACATCGATGGCTGAGCCCCGCCGTCTGACGTTGGCCGATCAGGCCCTGATCAACGTGCTGGCGGCGATCCAGTTGCCGGTGATCATCGAGCCCGCGCGCGAGGACATGCTGATTGCGGTGCTGCGCGAGGTGCTGCCCGGCAGCAGCAGCGAACATCCGCAGATGATGCCGCTGATCGAAGCGGCCAAGGGGTTTCTGGATGGGCCGGTCAGTGACGCGCCGCGCACGGTCAGTGCCAGATTGCGCGCGGCCGGGCCGCTGGCGGATTTTTTCATGGGCCGGGCCGGGCAGGCGCTGGAGGCGATGCGCGCGGCGAAAAATGGGGGTGAAAATGTCTGAACCGATGATTTCACTGAAGGCGCTGTTCGATCTTCAGGATCGGCTTGCCAGCGATTTTGGCCGCCATGTCGATGGGGCAAGCCGGGTCGTTCTGGTATGGCTGGTCGATCATGGCCAGCCGATCAAGTTTTCGCAGATACCAGCGGGCCCGCAGGTTGCGCCCGAAGTTCAGCCCGCCCCGGACTTAAACGCGGCGGCCGGATCTTTGGCGGCGGATCAAGGCCCCGATGGCGCCGAGGCTTTTCTTCCTGGGGCCGATGACGCGCCCGCCACGCCGGTTGCGGGCGGCGTGGCGCCCGATCCTGTCCGGCCCGGTCTGCAGCCGCGCTGGACTGCCGCCGAGGATGCCAAGGCGATCAGGCTGGCGATCGCCGGTCAAAAATCGCGCGACATCGCGGCGGCACTCGGCCGCCCGGCCGAAGGCACACGCTTTCGGCTGTCCAATGTTCTGAAGCCTGCGATTGATGCGGGCAGGCGCGCGGCCGGTCACCGGGTGCCGCTGCCGCAGGGGCCAGGCGCAAAAGCCGAACCTGCGCCCGCCCCCCCGCCTGCAAAAGCCGAACCCACCGCGGCGGTGCCGGATATGTCGCGCCCCGGCTGGTGGCGGGCGGCCACGGCCGCGCTGAACGCGCTTGGCTATAAGGCCCCGTTCGACACCCTGGTTGATCTGGCCCTGACCGAGGGGCTGCTGAAGGGGATCAAAATCGATATGCTGGCGGCCGACCTGCGCATAGATGCGCCCGCGCTGAAAAACCGCTGGCGTCTGTTGGTGGACTGCGTCGGCACGCATGACGGCAATCATCCGACATTGGAGGAGCAGCGCCACCTGCTGGATATTCTGCGCCACCGCGCCGGTGACACATCGGTGCAGGCGGCTGAGTGATGGGCGATCAGCGCCAATCCTTCAGCCTGGAAGAAATCAAGGGCATGTTGCTGGACCGCCGCCATCAGGTGGCCCGGCAGTATGCGCCACCCGCGCCGGGCAGTTATACCGACAAGGGCGCATATTTCACGCTGAACCCCGGCCGCGCCGATCGGTCGGTCGGATCGTTTGTGGTTTGGCTGGACGGGCCGCGCATGGGCCGGTGGCGGGATTTTGCCAGCGGCCAGCATGGCGACCTGCTGGATCTGATCGCGCTGAATTTGGGGTGCGATCTGAAGGACGCGCTGCGCGAGGCGCGGGGGTTTCTGGGGCTGGCATCGGATGCGCCTGAAGATGTGGCGCGGCGCAAGGCGGCGGCCGAGCGGGCAAAGCGCCTGGCCGAGGAAGCCCGCGCCAAGGATGCCGCCGCGCGGGAAAAGCGGCGCAAGGCGGCGCTGGCACTGTGGCTGGACGCGCGCGAGCGCATCGCGGGCACCCCGGTCGAGCACTATCTGCGCGAGGCGCGCGGCATTGATCTGGCGCAGCTGGGCCGCCAGCCGCGGGCGCTGCGCTTTCATCCAGACTGCTATTATCGCCATGTCGTCAGCGCAGAAACCCATGACCCCGACACCGGCGAGGTGATCGCGGCGCAGATCATTCAGGGGCGCTTTCCAGCGATGCTGGCGATTGCCACCAACGGCCAGGGCGTGCCGGTGGCCTGCCATCGCACCTATCTGCAATTTCGGGGCGGACGCTGGCAAAAAGCCGATGTGCCCGCCGCAAAAAAGGTGCTGGGCGACTATGCCGGGGCGTCGATCCATCTGTGGCGGGGTATCGGGCCGCGCGGCGGCAAGGGGCGCCCGCTGGCCGATGCCGAGCCCGGAAGCCATGTCTATATCGCCGAGGGGATCGAGGATGCGCTGAGTTGCGCCATGATCCTGCCCGACGCGCGGGTGCTGGCGGCGATCAGCCTGTCAAATATCGGGGCGGTGGCACTGCCCCCCGCGATTGCCGATGTGACGCTGATTGCCGATCAGGATGAGGGCGCGCAGGCGCAAGCGGCCCTGGCACGGGCGGTCGAGGCCCATGCCAAAGCCGGGCGCCGGGTGCGCGTGTGGAAAAACGGCGAGGGCGGCAAGGATCTGAATGACGCGCTGCGCGCAAGGCGCAGGCCGGATGAAAAAGGGGCAGAGCATGACACAGAGAACACGATCGACGCTGGAATTTGACTGTTTTGGCGACCAGACCATCCGGCTGATGAAACTGGCCGCGCGGGTCGGATGTGCGCAGGCCTATGCCGATCTGACCACAGCGATGGCAATGATGACGGTGATCGCCGGCGTCGAGCCGGAGAACATGTATAGCCACCTGTCGTCGCTGATGCCGTTGGCCCGCCGGGCCGTGGCGGATAACCCTGCGGTTTTCTGCGTCAGCAAGCGTGACGATCCGAGGCAATCATGAGCAGTGACCTGGCCGACCAGTTGCGCCATGCGCCGGTCGCGGCAGAACCACAACCAAAAACACCCCCACCCGAACCCGGGTTGCCGCCCGCCATAGGCGCGGGCGGCGGCAACGCGCCGCCAAGGTCAGGCCGCCCGAAGGGCGAGATCTGGGACGGCTGCCCGGTCAAGATGCTGGGCGTCAACGGCGATTTCCACTTTCTGCTGGACCGTCACGGCCAATTGCGCAGCTTCAAGGGTGACATCAAGGCCACGGCGATCGTCAGCTATTTTGGCAACCGCCGCCTGCTGTGCACCTATTTTGTCAAGATCGATCGCAATGGCGACACCGTAAAAGGCGCGTTCAACAGCCAGAATGCGGCGTTCGTCATGGTCGAGGCCGCCAGCGAAAGGGGCCTGTTCAACCCCGAGGGCGCGGTGCGCGGTGTGGGGGCGTGGAGGGCCGAGGACGGCAGCCTGATCTATCACACCGGCGCGCAGCTGATCACAGCGGGCGGCACGTCTGAGCCGGGCGTGATCGACGGACTGATCTATCCCGCCTATCCGCCCATTCCGGCCCCGGCGCTGACCGCCGGGCGGGGCGACCCGGCCGAGGACACGCTTGGCCTTTTGGTGACCTGGGCGTGGAGCAGGCCGGACGTTGATGCGGTGCTGGCGCTGGGGGCGATCGGCTGCATGATGCTGGGCGGGGCGCTGGACTGGCGCCCCGCGTTCTGGTTCACGGGTGACAAGGCCAGCGGCAAATCGACGCTGCAAGAGGCTATCAAATGGCTGATGGGTGACAAGGGTCTGGTGCAATCATCTGACCCGACAAAGTCAGGCATCACGGCGCGCCTGGGCCATTCAAGCCTGCCGGTGGCGCTGGACGAGCTTGAGCCCGGAGAAGAGGGCAGTTCGAAAGAGCGTGACATCATCACGCTGGCCCGCGTTGCGTCGTCCGGCGGCCAGTGGCTGCGCGGCACGGCCGACCAGAAGGGGGCGAGTGGCAACGTCTATTCGACGTTCGTCTTCTCATCCATCCTGATCCCGGGAGCGATGGGGGCGGCAGACCGGTCACGACTGATCACGTTCAACCTGTCACCGCCGCCGAAAGATGCGCCAAAGCCGGTGATCGACCCCCGCACCTGGAAAAGCCGCGGCGCGGCGCTGAAGCGCGCGCTGATCGATCGGTGGCCGACATGGGCGGCGCGGCTGCAATTGTGGCGCGTGGCGCTGGCCAGCCATGATCTGACCGGGCGCAACGGTGACAACTGGGCCACCTGCATGGCCATGGCCGATATGGCGCTTTATGCCGAGCTGCCCGACACTGAGCGGCTGGATACCTGGGCGCGCAAGATCGCCTTTGCGGCGCGTGCCGAGACGGCCGAGATCGGATCCAACGCCGAGGACATGCTGACCCACCTGATTGGCCAGCCGTTTGATGTATTCAGGCGGGGCGAGCTGTGGAACATCGGCCATTGGCTGATGGTGGCGGGCGAATTGCCGGGCGCGCCGCGGGATCTGGTGGCGGTGGATGGCGGGCTGACCGACACGGTGGCCCGCGCCGAAGCCGCCAAACGGGCCAATGAAAAGCTGGCCAAGATCGGCCTGCGGGTCAAGGGCGTCGGAACCGAGGCCGAACTGTTCATGCCCAACGCCAAGATCCCCGGCCTGCTGCGGCTGTTTGAGCATTCGCAATGGGCCAATGGCGTGTGGTCGCAGGCCGCGCGGCGGGTGCCGGGCGCGCTGGTGCATGAGGTGCCGCTGCGGCTGGCAGGCCAACAGACGCGCGGCGTCTATATCCCGTTCACGTCGATCGCCGGCCTGCTGAGCCTGCCCATGGATCATCTGGCGGCCTCGCCCCCCGCAACCCCGTCAAAAACCACGATGCCGCCCGACGCCGAGGATTTTATCTGACATGTCAAGCTGTTACGCGCCCTATGGGCTTTCCCGCACCCCTGCTGTTTCGGGCTTCCCCGCACCCCGAAGATATGCCATTATTCGCGGGCGGCGGGGCGCGAAAGCGCCGGGTCCGGGTCGCTACAGGGCGCTACAGTGTAGCGGGGGTGTAGCGGGCACTGTAGCGGGCAAAAACGCTGCAAAATCAAGCAGATACTATCACCCGCTACGCCGCTACACCTGTTTTGCCCCCTCTCACATGTGTGCGCGCGCATGCGCGCCCGCATGTAGCACATCATCATTTCACTGTAGCACTGTAGCAGATATATATTATCTTATTGATAAGACTGGCAAAAAAGCCGCTACAGTGCCCGCTACACCCCCGCTACACCATGGGCTGACCGTAGCGGGTTGCATGGCTGTCGAGGCGGTTTCCTGCCTAACCCTTTGGAATTGCTCAAAAAGGGGGGAATTTGCCGATGTCCGGGCCTGATAATCAGTTCGAGGAAATGGCGGTCAATGCCGTCCGGTCGATCGAGAACAGCCGCGAACTGGCGCGCCAGTTGACGCTGCTGCCCGACGAGGTCGCGGGTGCGGCGCTGGTCGAGGGTGCGCGGCCGAAGCGCGGGCAGGGCAAGGCGCTGAACCAGATGCGCGAATGGCTGGCGGGCAAGGGCTATCGGCTGCCCGAGGACATCCTGGCCGAGATCGCGGGACTGGGCAGCCGCGAAAGCGCGATGCTGACCGCCATGATGCAGACCGAGCAGATCCTCGCCTGGGCGGGTGACGGTGCCGTGAACCTGATGTTCAAGCCGGGCGTCGGCCATGTCGAGATCGAAGGCCCGTGGCGCCCGACGCCCGAGGTCAAGCGCCAGACGTTCATGCAGGTCTATGCCACCATGCTGCGCGCGGCCGAGGCGATGCTGCCCTATGGCGCGCCCAAGGTCACGCCAGATGCGGGCGCGGGCACAGTGGTCAACCAGATCGTCGTCCAGGGCGCGCCGTCGGTGGCCCCGGCTGGACCATCCGGGCCGCGGGATGTGACGCCAAAAGCCCGCCGGATCGGCCCACCGCCGATGCCCGGTGAAGTTCAGCAAATTCAAGGTGTTAGCGCATCGCCCGTTGACAGTTCGGATGGCGAGGTTCGGACGGAATGATCAACGCATTGAAAACAATGGGAAAAGCTGGCGTAAGACCAATGATTGAAAATCAGTTGCGCGAAAGGCCGTGGACGGTTCCGCAGGTCCGCGCCATCGCCCAGTCGATGCCCGGCACACCCGGCCATTCGATCCCGGCGAATGCCGCCGCCCGCCTGACCCCCCGGGGGGAGGTCGCGCGCCCAGACTGTATGCCCCTGCCACAGAGGCCAGTTGCTCTTTCGGGGTCAGCGAGGGTCGAAAATTGAGCGCGAACCTTGGACCGGATAAATGGGGTGGGGGGGCTGACCCTGACCGTGGCCCGCAAGTGGCGGGCAGTGGCGAGGCCATGAGCGAGGCGCGCGTTGACGAGCTGATGGGCTTGGACGCGAAAGAGGCAACGGCAAGGCTAGCGGCGGAAATCGGCGCTGACAAGCTTGATCTTGATGTGCCATCCTTTCCCGGCCCGGTGGCCGAAGCCTGCTATTGGGACGACAGCACCATCGTCGGCATTCAGGGGCCCGTCGGGTCGGGCAAGACGACCACGCTGCTGAAATCGCGGCTGCGGCGCGCCATGGCCATGCCGCGATCGGTCATCGACGGGGCGCGCCATTACAAGCTGCTGGTGATCCGCGAAAACTATCGCATGCTGTGGTCAACGACGGTGCCTGATTTTCTGAAGGTCTTTCCGGCGCACCTGGGCGAATGGGTCGGCGGGCGCGGCGGCCCTGCCACCTTCACCATGTGGTTCGATGACGGTTTTGGCCAGATCGAGTTCATCGCCGAGTTCATGGCCTTTGGCGACAATGTCGAGGCGGCGCTGCGCGGCTATCAATCAACCGACATCTGGCTGCACGAGATGGACACCAACCCGATCGACGTGCTGACGAACGGCATCACCCGGATCAAGCGGCATCCCGGCATGGCCCATTTCCGCGGCTATGCCAACGAGGTCGCAGAGTTTGGCCAGTTGGTCGGCGATTTCAACGCGCCCGAGCCGGACAACTGGGCCTGCAAGCTGTTCCATGACCCGGCCGCGCGCGACGAGGTGCTACAGCTCATCAACCTGCAACTGCCCGACGGCGCGCCCGCGGTGACGATCGGCTTTCATTTGCAGCCCGGATATGGCCAGCCTGGGTGCGAGAACCTGATGAACCTGGCGGCGGGTTATTACGCGGGCCAGATTGCGGCGCTGACACTGGTCGGGCGCGGCGACAAGATCGCCCGGCTGGTTTACAACAAGGCCGTCCACACCCGGGCGGGCGAGCCGGTATTCCAGCGCGAATACCGCCGCACCATCCATGTGGCCCGCGCGCCGATCCCGCCCATGCCGGGCGAGATGCTGCGCGTCGGTCTGGATCAGGGTTTCAAGGGGGCCGCCGTTGTGGCGCAGTTCGTGGCCCCCGGCCGCTGGATCGTGCTGGGCGAGCTGCATTTCCCGGCCGAACATCTGAAGGCCAAGGTCTTTGGCGACCGGCTGCGCGAGCTGATCGAAAAACGCTGGCCCGGCTGGCGGATCGAGGGCGGCTGGGGCGACATGGCGGGCGAGCAGGGATCATCCCTTGCCGCCGAGGAAAACGCCACCTGGAACCTGCTGGTCGGGCGTGCTGCGGGCTTTCACGTCCGCCCGCAGCGGATCGGCACCAACCGCATCAACCCGCGCCTGGAGGCCGTGCGCGCGGCGCTGGAGGCCCCCCTGAAAGCGGGCGAGCCGGGCATCCTGATCGACCCGTCCTGCGCCTATCTGATCGCCGGGTTCGAGGCGCGCTATGTCTGGACCGAAGAGGTCAACGCCAGCGGCGACCGGCGCAAGGTGCCCGACAAGAGCCTGACCGAGGCGAACGTGATGGATGCGCTGCAATACCTGCTTCTGAGCGAGCACCGCGCCAACGGCCTGAGCAAGATTTCTTTCCCCGAGCAGATGAAAAGGTCCGAAGCGATGGGCCACAACGGCGGGCCGCCGCTTGGGGATATGGGTGGCCTGACCACCGGCTATGACATCCTGAACCCCTATGGAGGATTTTGAATGAACGACACGGAAGCCATCAAAATGATGAGCCGCTGCCGGGAGGAAATTCTGACCCTGCGCCGGCAGATTGAAACGCTGGCCCCAAAGGCCGACGCCTATGACCAGCTCTGCACAGTGCTGAACCTGTTGCCCCGCCCATCGCAGGGCGCGGCGCCCGATGTGGCGTGGATGCTTGAGAAGCGCATCCGGGAGCTGAACCAAAAAAACGAAACACCGAAGGAGGAAGAAAATGACCAAGGGTGAGTATCGCGTGGGGATCGATTTCAACCCCTCGAATGACGACATGGTCGGAAAGATCAAGCGGGCTGCCGCCGATCTGATCGACATGGTCGAGGCCATCCCGTCGGATCGTGACACGACCGCCGGAAATGAACGTGGCCGCCTTAAGGCACTGGCCCAGAGCGCGATCGAAGATGGCGCTATGCGGGCGGTCAAGGCCGCAACGAAACAAGCCCCGAAAGGAGAATTGGCATGACCCTGACCCTTGGAGTGCCCGAAAACGCGGGCAAAGACCCCGAGAAGAAAGCCCGCAAGCCGCGCGCGGCGGCCAAGCCCAAGACCGACGCGGGCGAGTTGCGCCGCCTGATCGGCCGTATTGACGAGCTGGCGGGCGACCGCATGCCCGATCTGGTCGATGAACTGACGGCCGACGGCATGAAGTTCATGGACCTTGGCCCCCACTGGACGGCCAGTCACGCGGGCGTGAGCGCCACCGCCACGGCCGGTTGCTCGCAGGCGGTGCGCAACTGGGCCGCAGCCGCGCGGCGCGAACTGATGAAGCTGGAGGCGTGATCCGCAGATGATCGCCCTTGGCCCCTACAGCGACGATCACGCGATGGCGGTTCTCAGCCGCCTTGACCCATGGGATTGGGCCGAGGCCGAGGCCACGCGCGGCGCGCCGGTCACGCATCTGCAACTGTTCGCCGAATGGCGGGCGATGCAGGCGGCACGGGTCGCCAGCTGGGTCGTGTTCGATCATGAGACCCGCACCTGCCCCTTTGCCCTGCTGGCCTTGGCCCATACCGGGCAGCGGGGCGTGGCGGGTGCGGCGCTGCTGGCGCGCGATCATCGGCGGTTCCGCCGCCCGCTGGTCGAACTGGCGCGGCGCGTCCGCGACGGGATCGCCGGGTATTGCGCCGAGGCCGGTATTCACCGGATCGAGGCCCGCGCCTGGGCGGGGCATCCGCGCGCCAGCGCCTTTCTGGCCCTGACCGGGTTCACCCATGAATGCGACATGCCCGGTTTCGGGCGTGCCGGTGAAGAGACGTTCCGCCAGTTCGCCTGGCGGACCCCCGATGTTGCCCCCGATGTTGCCTCATCCAACCCTGAAAGAGAGGTGGCCCATGTGCCTGGTTAAAACCCCGAAGATCCCCGCGCCTGCCGTCCAGCAGATCGCGGCCTATGACAATGGCGAGGCAACGAAAGCGGCCGATCTGGAGGCCAGCCTGCGCCGCCGCCGCGCCGGTGCGGCCGCCGCAGTGCTGACCGGGCCCATGGGCATCCCGTCAACCGCGACCCTGGGCGGGGTGGCGGCATGAACGCGATGGTCGATACAATGGTGCCGATCGGCGCGGGCACGGATCACCCTTCAGCCCGCCGCGCGATCGACCGCTGGCAGGAGTTGAAAACCGACCGGTCGCGCCACGAGCGCGACTGGGAGGACATCGCCCGCTATATCCGCCCGCAGCGCGGCGGGTTCAACCTGTCGGACCCCGGCGAGCGGATGATGGAAAAGCCGCTGTCGTCCGAACCCATTCAGGCCGCCAGTTCGTTTGCGTCAGGCCTTTATGCCAACCTGACCAACCCCGCGACCCGCTGGTTCGGCCTGCAAACCCCGGACGAGGATTTCAACAAATGGCAGCCGATGGCCGAATGGAACGACGCGGCAACGCGGCGGACCTTCAACAGTTTCGGGCCATCCCTGTCCGGCTTTTACCCCGCGACCTTTCAGGCCTATTCCGATGTTGCGGCCTTTGGCAACGCCGCCGCCTATGACGAATTCGACCCGGTCGCGCGGCGGTTCATCGACGTGACGCTGAGCCTGGCCGAAGTGGTGTGCGATGTCGATGCCTGGGGGCGCGTGTGGGAATGGGTGCGCAAGTTCACCCTGACGCCGCGTCAGGCGGTTGACCGGTTTCGTGGACAGGGTGAGTTGCCGCCCAAGATCTATGAGCTGGCCGAGCGGGGCGACAACGGCAAGCATGTGTTCTATCAGCATATCCTGTCCAACACGGACTGGCGGCCGGGCCGCATCGGGCCGAAGGGCAAGCCCTGGACATCGCTGACCGTGACGGAAACCGAATGCTGGCTGGTGCGCGAAAGCGGCTATGACGAAATGCCCGCCTATTTCCCCCGCTGGGACGTGGACAGCGGGCAAATCTGCGGCACCGGGCCGGGGTTCATCGCGCTGGCATCGGCCCGCGCCGTCCACATGATGGAAGCGGCCGAAATCCGCGCGCTGCAATTTGCCGCCGACCCGACGCTGCTGGCACCGACGCGCGAGGACTGGCCGCTGAACGGCCGGATCAGGCCGGGTGTGGTGGTGCAGGGCGGGCTGAACATCCGGGGCGAGCAGATGGTCAGGCCCCTGCAAACCGGAAGCGGGATCAGCCTGACCCATCAGGCCAAGGCCCAGAAGGTCGAGGAAATCAAGAACGCCTTTCACTATGCGCTGATGAGCCTGCAAGGGCGCACCGGCGTGACGGTGCAGGAAAGCATGATCATGGAGGAAGCCCGCACCCGCGAATGGGCCCCGCACTCCGACCGGATCATGGAGGAATATGCCGCGCGCAAGGTCGAACGGCGGTTTCGCATGCTGTGGCGGATGGGCCAGTTGCCGCCGCCGCCGAAAGAGGCCGCGGGCCTGCCCTTGCAGATCCGCTATACATCGGCCGCGCAGATGGCGATGCAGGCGCGAGAGGGACAGGCGATCGTGCAGTTCCTGTCGAACATCGCACCGCTGGCCCAGACCAACCCACGCTATCTGGACCGGCTGGACCCGGATGCGACGATGGAAGCCCTGCACGAAGCATCACCCAGCCTGCCCGCACGCATCCTGCGGTCGCGCGAGGCGGCCGACGAGCTGGCAAAGGCCCGCGCCCAGCAGAACCAGATGGCACAGATGGCGCAGATGGCCCAGCCGGTGGCGGGCGCGATGAAGGACGCGGCCGCGGCCCAGCAGATGATGCAGGATCAGCGAGGTGGGCAGTGATCCTTGACCGTATCGGCCTGATCCGCACGCTTTTCTTCCGCAAGTCCGAAGCCGCCGAAGCGGGCGTGCGCTGGCGGCGCGCGGCCCGCGCCGAGCCCGAGCTGATGGGCGACGTGATCCGCCTGGGCGGCATCCTGTCGATCCAGCCCGATGACTTTCAGTTCGGCGTGCCGCAGGGCGCGCCGATCGACCCGATCCGTCTGGCCTATGAGACCGGGCGGGCCGATCTGGCCCGGCAGCTTTGCGCGCTGATGGGCCTGAACCGCACCGAACTGCAATCTTTGATGGAGGATGACGAATGATGTTTCTTGATCTGTTGTCGCGCGCCCCGCGCCGGATGATGGCCCCCGAGGGGGAAGGCGCTGGCGGTGAAGGGGCCGGTGGCGGTGATGCCGCCGCTGCCGCTGCGGCTGCCGCTGCCGCTGCCGCTGGCGATCCGCCGCCCGCCCCGTGGTATAAGGGGGCCGATTACAATGACGACGAACGCCAGTGGCTGACCGCCAAGGGGCTGGCCGAGGATGATGCGGCCAAGGTGCTGCCTAAGCTGGTCAAGGGGCACCGCGCCGCCGAACAGCGCATCGGCAAGGGGCTGGACACGATCATGGACCGGCCCGCCAAGGATCAGCCGCTGTCCGAATGGATGCGCGCCCAGGGCGATGTCTTTGGCCTGCCCGCGACCGAGGCCGATTACAAGATCGAAAAGCCCAAGGACATGCCCGACGGCATCGCCTGGGACGGTGATTTCGAGACATCTGCCAAAAAGATCGCCTTTGAACAGGGGCTGTTGCCCGCCCAGTTGCAGGCGCTGACCGGTTTTTACGCCGGTCACATTGCCGCGCAACAGCAACGGATCGACACGGCTTACGCCGAGGCGAACACCAAGATGATGGATGATCTGTCGCGCGACTATGGCAAGGAATTGCCCGCGAAACTCGCCGCCGCGCGGCAGGCGGTGGGTGTGCTGGGCGAAAAGGCCGGTCTTGACAGTGCCGGGATCGAGGCGGTGGCCAGTGTTCTGAACGAACAGACGGGCAGTGCCGCGACGATCAAGCTGTTTGCCGCCGCGGCCGAACTGATGGGCGAGGACCGCATGGTGCGGGGCGGTGGCGTCAACATGGGCATGACCCCGGCCGAGGCGCGCGCCCAGGCCGCACAGATGCGCAGCAAGGATGGCGCCTATGCCAAGGCGGTGGCCAGTGGCGACCGGACCGAGATCGCGCGCCTGCGCCCCGAAATGGACCGGCTTGACAAGCTGGCGTCGGGCGCATGAGCTGGCGGCGCGACCTGTTGGGCCGCATTGCCGATGCGCGGGCGGCGATGATGTTGCGCGGGTATCGGTCCATGCGGCTTGATCTTGGCCCGCGCGCCCGGGCCGAGATCAAGGACAGCATCGATGTGATCAACGCTTGGCCCGAAGTGCGCGCGATCCTGATCAGGGACGACATGGAAGGGTTTGCCATGCGAATGCTGGACGCGGATTACTGACACAACATCTGCCCCGGAGTTCCGCATTCGGGGCAGATGTA